AAATCCTGATTAATACACATAATGCTCAGGTTGATGCTAAACATCAATTTACAGTTGGTGCTGTAACAGTTACAGATGAACAGACTACTGATGGTAATGATACTATCTATAGATATACAAACTATGAAACAACCATGGAATGTATTCAAGGTAAACTTATAGATAAACTCGGTGGTCATGTAAGAATTAGGAAGGTTAATGGAGTAAGATACATTGACTATCTTAAGGATTGGCCTAATGTTAACAGTCAGAAAATAGAATTCGGAAAGAATCTATTAGATTTTACAAAGAAGTATGATGCTACTGAATTCATAACAGTCCTGGTTCCACAAGGTGAAGCATTGACTTGTAGTGAATACAGCAATGGTACAAACTATAAAGCTGGTGAATATTGTGTATATGGCGGTTATATTTATCGTGCCAAGGTTGATATATCTAGCCAAGATTGGACTCCTAGTAATTGGACAAGAGTTCAAAAATATATACAGGCTTTACAACCATATCTGACTGTAGAAGAGGTTAACAATGGCAGTATATTTGTATCAAACGATGCTGCTGTAGCTAATTACGGTAAGATAATTGGTAAGTATACATGGGATAATGTAACTGACCCGTCTGTCTTATTATCTAAGGCTAGAAAATATTTATCAGATTTGCAGTTTGATAATATGGTCTTAGAATTATCAGCTATCGACTTACATTATATGGATATTGATATAGAAGCTATAAGACCAGCTGACCAAGTTCGAGTTATATCTGTACCACATGGATTAAACAGACTATTTCCAGTAACAAAGTTGGAGATACCTCTTAACGATCCTACTGGTACGACATTTACGCTTGGAGACGAGGTTAAAGCCAGTGGACTATCGGCATCTACAAGCCAAATAAGTACAGAGATAGCTAATAAGATCGATGCATTACCTTCTTCATCATCAGTGTTAAGTGAAGCAGTTAGAAATGCTACAGCTCTTATATCCATGGCTACAAATGGTTACATTACTATAACTAAGGGGGCTAATGGTACATCCGAATTATATATTTCTGATGAACCTGATTATAGGCAGTCAACTAAGTTATGGAGATGGAATATTAATGGTCTCGGATATAGTAAAGATGGTGGTAAGACTTATGGTCTAGCTATGACAATGGATGGTTCTATCGTTGCTGATTATATTACATCTGGAACTATGACGGCTAATAGAATTAGAGGTGGAGAATTAATAGCTGGTGGTTCAGGGTTAGGAGCAAATGGTCAAATTATAATTAAAGATACTTCAAATCGTAATATAATCACTATTAATACTTATGGTATGACTCTTTACGATGAAAATGGTAATGGTAAAGCTTGGCTTGATCATAGCGGATTAACTATATCAGGCGGAACCATAAGAGCTTCTAATATTATAGGTGCATATATATCATCTGGATGTATTATTGAAACCGATACTTTCCGTGTAGATGGTGCAGGTAGTATATTTAACCATGGATCCACATATTCTGAAGGTGAGGGCGATTTTCAAAGAGTTAGAGGTAGACAAGGTGTTCAAGGTAATGGACTATGGATAGATGGCGATAAACATAGAGTCGTTAAAACAGAACATTTTGGTACACGAGGTTTTCAAGCATATGAGACAGCTACGGGTTATTTCGGAGATATTGGCGAGGCGAAAACAGATGACAATGGTTTGTGTTATATTTATCTAGATGATATATTATTAGAATCAACAGATAATTATTGTCAATATCAGGTATTTGTACAGCCATATGACGATAGTCATTTGTATATCCAGGAAAGAAATAAAGGATATTTTGTTGTTCATAGTGATAAACCAAATATTAGTTTTTCATGGGAAATAAAAATACCTCAAAAAGATATGAGTGGAAAAAGATATCCTATACCACCTTATGAAATATTAAGTGGTTTTGATGAATCGGAGGATAAGACATGATAAATATTCAATATATATCACTATCTAAAGACGGAGAGTATACTCGTATGAGTGTTACTTGGGATGAAATTGATGATAGTGGTAAAACAATAGCAACAAATAAGAGACTTTCTAGAGTTGTAGCTAATGGAGATATATTACAGCATACTAATTCATTATATGAAATTGCAAAAACGGTTATAGAAGAGGAGGGATGATATGGCCAATATACAAGAAGATTTACAAAAAATCTTAAGTAGCCGATATGGAAAAGATGTCCGCCAATCTATACACGATGCTATTAGTGATATTAATGATGAAGGAATAGGGTCTCGTAATATAGCTAATAATGCTAAGTCAATAGCCAATAATGCAGTTGAGATAGCCAATACAGCAACGTCTACAGCTAATAATGCTAAAGAAGTAGCAATTACTTCGAGAGATTCAGCTCAAGCTTCAGCTAATACAGCAGCCCAACAGGCAACAGCTTCTGCAGCTTCAGCTACAACAGCATCTCAACAGGCAACAGCAGCATCTCAAAAAGCAACAGCAGCAGCTAATTCAGCTAATACAGCAGCTCAACAGGCAACAGCCGCGGCTACATCTGAAGCAAATGCTAAAATGTGGTCAGATAGAGCAGTAGATGCAGCACAGTCAATGTCTGGAGGTATAGTACCTAGAGGTAGTATATATTTTGAGGATCTACCAACTATAGATGATTCTAGTATTGGCGATCTTTACATTATATTAGATAATTTTACCTCAACAACAGACTTTGAAGATGGCGGCGGTAATGACTATCCAGCCGGTACAAAGATATATTTAATATCTAGCTATAAATGGGCTGTAGAACCAAGCTCTACAATATCAGCTGCTGATCTATTAGTAACTATGGATGAATTATAGAAAGGAGATCAAAATGGCAACATTTCATGAAAATTTAGTTCAAAGTTTTCATAACTTTAGAGATAAATACTTGAAAGCTAATGGCAACTTTTTTAAGTTCAGCTATGATGAAACAACTCAAAAGTATGGTTTTACTATAAACGGTACTTTCCACCCTTTTAAAACAGTGCAAGCAAGTAAGACTGTCGCTGCTAGCACTTCGGCTCAGACAGTCACACCAGATAGTGGATACGATGGAATAGCATCAGTCACAGTTAATCCAACACCTAGTCAAACTAAGACTGTCACTGCTGGCACTGCAGCTAATACAGTTAGTCCTGATAGTGGAAAACTGTTGTCGAGTGTCACAGTCAACCCGACACCTAGTCAAACTAAAAGCGCAAGTCCTAGTACGGCAGCTCAGACGATTAGTCCTGATAGTGGAAAGTTATTGTCACAGGTATCTATAACGGCTATAAGTCCACAGAGAAATCCAGCAACAGCAAATCAAGCAACAACGGCTGGATATAGTAGTTCTGGTTCTTATGTATGGTTTCCATATGGCTGGTGGCCACAACAAGATGCCACTCTTGGGTCTTATGTTTATATGACGCAAGCACTAGCTCAGGCTGCTCATCCTCATACTGGTACGAGAGCAAGTGTAACTTCTAATGGTACTATCGACTTAGGTGTAACACACAACATACGCTATGTGCCTGTTAGTGTGAGTGCTTCAATAGCCATTTATGGCTATGCTGCCATTGTAGGAAATCTTAATGGCGGTGTCAATTATATATGTACACAGGGTACGGCCCAGAGGTTGACTTCTAATGATGCTGTATCTAGGACTGGTGGTGGAATGACAACAGGATATGATGGAGCCGGTCATATATATATTAGAGCAGACGTTGCTGGAAAATATATGGTTAATGGTTCAATCATACAAGCTACAGCTGGTCAATGGATAGCAAGTGTAACTAATCAATCCGGTTCTTATTGTTATCAAGCTGTTAGATTAAATTATTAAGTCAATAATGCGGTCATGGAATAAGCATAAGAACTATTATGCAATGACAGCGCTATTGGCTTAAGTTATATATGTGCTACAATATTATATTACCCGATAAAATACACCTTAGTACTCAAATTAATATATACACTAGTATTCCAGCTTTGTATATAGTCTCTTATTTTTCCAACAGATAATGTTATTGAGCTTGAACTAAATGATGTTATTGAAGGTGGATAGTAAGCTGAACCAGTTTGTCTATCATAATCACGTAATAAATTCCATCCAGCTGTCCATCCTGATGCTGCGGTATCACACACCAGTAAAAACTGTGAGGCACTAGTTGCACCTAATGAAGAAATATTTAATGTAGTATCGGCACTATACGTACCTACTAATTTATAACTTGACCTCACACTAACAGGCACATAGCGTATGTTGTGTAAGTTAGTGTGATTAAAAAAATGTAACTTATAAACTAAATAAAAGAAAGAGACTAACATGGATGAGACACAAAACTATACACGGGAGTAGGCCACCTCCTAAGCATTTCATAACATGGAACTGAGGAAATTGTACCGGTTATGGAATGGACATAATCGCTGACCTAAAATAGTTATGGGTTGATAATCTCTGGTGCCGAAAGGTTAAATGACGGTAATGGGCAGCCAGACGTATAAATTCCTACTTATTTCTCATGGCATGACGGGGCTGCGCTGTTACTGTGTGGCTCCGTAATTTGTGTCTTTGGTTTAATGGTAGAACAATGAATTCCGGTTCGAATCCGGAAAGATGCAATTATATTTTAGAAAAGGAGGCTTACAATGATAGAAACATTAATTGGTTTAGCAAGATATGATGAAAATGGAAATCAGTCTGGTGGAAGACCAGGCGATCAGTTACAAGTAGACTTACCGGATAGACACGGTGAAGTAGCTCTTATAACTCTTGGTGAGTTTTTAAATGGTAAATCATGTAGTGTTTATCGTTTAGCAGATATAGATAAAGCCAAGAAAACAGGTGAGGGAATAGTTAAAGCTGCTAACAATCCTTACATTGGATATGATACCACTAATCGTCTAGATATTCTTACATATGGTGTATACGCTGGTAAGAATGGTAAGTTAGCAGAGTGTGACAACTCATCATTAGCAAGAGTTGTAATTAAGTACGGTACTGGTATCGACTTAGGTGACTTTACTAATAAGAATGTTAGAAGATATTTAGAAGAATCTAACATGTTCCAGCCTAAGTTTGTATACAGTCAGTACATGACAATATATGTTGGAGATATTTTAATTATCGATGACGACACTAACTGGATTGGTATCTGTGGACGAGGTGAATATAGAGTAAAGCCAACTAGTGTTACTAACTATAACGACTTGATTAATAAGCCTAAAATTAATGGCGAGACTGTCGAGGGTGCTAAGACATCAGAAGATTATCATATTCAGGAAGGTGGATCATCTAGGCCAACAGTTGAAGGAGAAAACCTCATTTTTAGCTAAGCTACCACTCTCAAAGGGACTAGCTCACTTTGAGATTTATAACATATTAACCTATTTTTCATAACGAAAGGAGAAAGAGTTATGCCTAATTACATTTCACAAATCACATTACCAGTAGAAGTTGAGGGTCAGTTAGTCAGCACAGTCTTTGATCTCAAGGACGCTGAAGCTCGTCAGATGATCGAGGACATCGGTCATGCTCTTTACTGGGTAGGTATCACCACTACTGAATTAACAGATGGTGCTACAACAAATCCTATTTCTATCGCAGGTGAGGACGTAACAGTTGAGGAGGGAGCAGTTGCTTCTTACAACGAGCTTGAGTTCGTATTCAACGGAACAAAGTGGCAGGCATTTGGTCATGCTAACTTTGGTGCTCTTGCATTCAAGTCTTCTGCATCTGCATCATACACACCAGCAGGTGATGTAACTGTATCACCTGATAAGGCTGCTGATACAACAGCATCAGTTACACCATTCGGAACAGCTAATGTTCCTTCATCATTCACAGTTTCAGGTGAAGTACTTACAATCACACCTGGTACAGCTGCTACAGCTGGTACACCAGTTGACGTTGTTACAGGCGTAGGTGCTATCACAGCTACAGCTGCATTCGTAGGTACAGCTGCTACAATTACTGTAGAGTAATCTTGTCTATAGGACATTATTATTCCATATCATCAAGGGCTCAGCTTAGGTTGGGCCCTTTATTACTGTTAAAACATCAAAATAGGAGGTAATAATATGGCAAAAATCTCAGAGCTAAGTCCTGATGGTGGTAGTACTAGATATGAATTAAAAGATAAAGACGCTCAAACAAAAACCTTATCAACTCCAATAACAGTAAATGGTACAAGCCAAACTACTGTAGAAGGAGCTTTAGGAGCTATTAACGATAAACCATCAAGTGGTATCGATGGTACTACCACAGATACTGACAACATTATGTTAGTTACAGATAGTGAGATGTAGGAGGTAAAAAGATATGATTTTACCAGATAAAGTTTACAATATTCTAAAATGGATTGCACAGGTTGCATTACCAGCTTTAGGTACATTATATTTTGCACTTGCTGGAATTTGGGGATTTCCTTATGGAGAACAGATCGTAGGTACAATAACTGCCATAGATGCTTGTTTAG